ATCGATAAAGCCTTTGGTCTGCGCCCTATCGGTAACCTTTCTGCTACTGGTGCCCAGAAGCAGTACGGCTACGAGATTGAGGACAACCAAAATGGCGCAATTTTTCAAGGTGACCTAGTTACCATCGTAGGAGGCTATGTTGTTAAATTTGCTCCGGGCACGCATGCTGCAGCCTTGGGCGTTTTTAACGGCTGCCAGTACATCGACCCTACCAGTGGCAAGCCCACGTTCAAGAACTTCTACCCAGGTTCTGTCAACATCACTTCGGGCAAAATTCAAGCCGATGTGCTCGACGACCCTAGTCAGTTGTTTCTTATCCAAGCAGACGAGGACATTGTGCAAGCTGACATTGGCAAAAACGCCGATGTCGTTGGCTCAGGCGGTAGCACCGTAACAGGTGTTTCCTCGATGGAACTCGACTCCTCCACCATCGCAGATACAGCAGCGCTGAACCTGAAGATTGTGGGCTTGTATAACGTCCCGGGCAACGCGTTAGGCAACTTTGCAGTTGTCGTTGTGAAAATCAACGAGCATCTGTACGGCAGCACTGGCGTCAAGGCCGTGACCTAATTTAAAGGAACTAAAAAATGGCAATCTCACGTGCACAACTGGTGAAAGAGCTTGAGCCGGGTCTCAACGCTTTGTTCGGTATGGAGTATAGAAACTACGAGAACCAACACACCCAGATTTACACCATCGAATCTTCAGACCGCGCGTTTGAAGAAGAGGTGATGGAATCTGGCTTTGGTGAAGCCCCTGTGAAGACCGAAGGCGCTGGCGTTTCGTACGACCAAGCGCAAGAAGTTTACACAGCGCGCTACACCCACGAGACCATCGCTTTGGCGTTCTCGCTGACCGAAGAAGCCGTTGAGGACAACCTCTACGACCGTCTGTCGGCCCGCTACACCAAGGCATTGGCCCGCTCAATGGCTCAAACCAAGCAGATTAAGGCTGCGGCTGTGCTAAATGGCGCCTTTACCACCTCTATTGGTGGCGACGGTGTTGTTCTGTGCGCAACCAACCACCCGACTCTGTCTGGCCCTAACTTGGCCAACACCTTGGCAACCCCTGCCGACTTGTCCGAGACCGCCTTGGAACAAGCTCTGATCGACATTGCTGCGTTTACCGACGAACGCGGCTTGAAGATCGCGGTTCAGGGCCTGAAGCTCATCATCCCGAAAGAGTTGATGTTCACGGCTGACCGTATCCTAAAGTCCACTCTGCGTGTGGGCACTGCTGACAACGACATCAACGCTGTTCGCAACATGGGCATGGTGCCTCAGGGTTACGTGGTCAACAACTTCCTGACCGATCCAGAAGCGTTCTTTATTAAGACTGACGCTCCTAACGGCATGAAGATGTTTGAGCGCGTGTCGTTGAAAACCGGTTTTGAAGGCGACTTTGATACTGGCAACGTTCGCTACAAGGCTCGTGAGCGCTACAGCTTTGGCTTCAGCGATCCACGCGGCTTGTTCGGTTCGCCCGGCGCGGCCTAATGGTCGAGTAAATGGAAAAAGGGGCCTTGTGCCCCTTTTTCTTTTGGTGTATATTGCTTTTAATCCGGGTCTTCCGGTGTATCAAACAGTCCCGGCTGACGACATGCAGATTGATACGCCTAACTTGCATGTAAGGAAACAATCATGGCATTGACCACATTCTCCGGCCCAGTCTCTTCCCTCAACGGCTTCATCACCACAATTTCCAACTCTTCCACAGGTGCCTCCGCCTTTAACGCGAATACCACTGCCGTTACGATGACGGGTGTTGGCGGCACGGGTGGGCGCACCTTGTTTGAGATGGATACTAACGTCGCTCTGGGTTCGTTCTCTAATGCCCTGAAAGCCGAAGTCACTTACGGTGCTACTGGTCGCACGACCGGTCTGGGTTCAGCCTTTGTTGCTGAGTTGAGCCTGTCTGCCGGTACATCTTCTGGTAATTACGCTCCTCTTGAGATCGAGTTGAATGCTCCTACTGGGGCTTCGACAGGAACTTTAACGAGCTTTATCCACGCCTCAACTCAAGGAGCGGGCGTTGCAGCGGTTGACGACAATGCTGTGTTCTTTAACCTTCAAGGCGTAACGGCAGGCTCTGGGCACATTTTTCAAACTGGTACAACGCTTGGAAGTGCAGGAGCCACCATCAAGGTTCGGGTTGGAAATACGAATTTCTTCCTGCCACTGTACGCCACTCAAATCACCACCTAATGGCTGCGCTGGATGAGGGCTACCTGTTGGGTTTGAGAAATCAGGCACTTGAGCAAAGGCAAAAGTATCTGGACCTCATCCAGCAGGCTACCGGGGCAATTGCAATGGTTGATGTTTTAATAACAGAACTCAACCGAGAAGAACCGGAGCAAGAAAATGGCGACTAATGTAAAACAAGCGCATATAAACACCAGTGGTTTTCTGGTGATGGGCCGTAACCGTATCAGGGGGCTCTCCTATGTGGGCACCGCCGACGCAGGCGAACTGGCAATGTTTGATACGACTTCTGCTCCTGTAACTTCTAGTGTCACTTATGGACGTACTGGAACAACTGTAACAGTCAGTAAAACATCCCATGGCTTAGTAACTGGGGACGTTGTAGGAATTCACTTTTCGGATTCGTCAGGCGCATCTGCTACAGATGGCAACTATTCCATTACTCGAATAGATGCTAATTCTTTTTCGCTTACAGACATTAACACAGGCGATATTAGTGGCAGCCCAGCAGCTGCTTATGTCAGTGGAAACAATCGTTGGTTGTTGACCTATGAGGTATCTGCTACGGACATTTTTAACAATGCTCCTGATGTTCCTGATCAAGGCGTTTTGGCCGTTAACGCCATCTATGCCTACATGATCAACATAGCTGCGGTAAATATTTACTATGGCTAAGAAGACCCCTTCCCTTTCGGTTGGTCGTGGCGAGAAATTGCCCGTCTCCAAGGGGGCGGGCTTGACTGCCAAAGGCCGTGCCAAGTACAACGCGGCCACAGGAAGTAATTTGAAGGCCCCCCAGCCCAAAGGCGGTAAGCGCAAGGACTCGTTCTGCGCGCGCATGGGCGGTATGCCGGGGCCCATGAAGGATGAAAAAGGCAAGCCTACCCGCAAGGCAGCGGCCTTAGCGCGATGGAAATGCTGATGGACATCAACTTAGTCTGGTCTGCCGTTTTATCTGCCGCAGTTGGCGGATTGTGGTTTTTTATCCGTGAAAAATTTGACGAGCTCAAGCGCATCGACATTTTGTTGAACAAAACACGCGAGGAGATTGCCCGTGATTACGCAACTAACACAGAAGTGCAAAGAGTCACTGATCACATTGATCAGCGTTTTAACCGGCTTGAAGCAAAAATTGATCAACTTATTCAACAGGCAAACTAAGGAGCAATGATGGCAACCTCGAAACTAAAGATGGTCAAAAAAGGCGGTAAATCCGTTCCTGCCTTTGCGGCCGATGGCGTTGGCAAGATGAAAAAAGGCGGAATTGCCGGCATGCACAAGATGCCTGACGGTAAGATGATGAAAAATTCTGACATGGGCGACAAAATGGGTCGCGCTGTTAAACGTAAAACGGCCGACGTTAAGGGCCGTGCAATGAAAAAAGGAGTTTAATATGGCTGGACGTGGAATGGGAGCCGCTACGCGCGGTGGTGGTGCTGTTGAAAGTGGCCCCGCAAACAAAATGATTTCTGAGCCAAGCAAGACCACTGGTCCTGTGAGAATGGCCAAAGGCGGCATGGCCAAGGGCATGATGGCCGGTGGCATGATGTCTAAGGGCTACGCTGCAGGCGGCGCGGCCAAGAAGATGTCTAAGGGCATGATGGCGGGCGGTAAGCGCGCTAAGTAATGTCATACCTCATCAGCAACATTCCGTACTTTAAGTGCTGGGTTAGACGCGAGTTTACCCACATGCACCAAAAGTACCACGGCGAGTATTTGCACGCAAACGTAATTGCGGTCAATGTCATGCCCGATCGTTGCTTGAGTTTTCAGCTTGTGTTTACCGGGTGTGAAAGCCACGTAGACGGCTCTGAAAACGTGCATGGGGGAGCCATGTGGGCGCGCATGCCGATCACAGCGCTGGTGGGGGATATCCCACTGGAGGAGTGGCCGGAGCGCATGCCTACGCACTTGGTGCAGCCTTGGGATTGTCCGTCGCATCATCACACTGTGATCAAGTTTGCGAGGACCAGTCCCAGCCCTTGGATATGCAAGATTGATGGCGAGTTTTACACTGGCCGGTACTTGTTCACCGTGGATTACGCGGAGAGCGAAGTAGCCGACTGCCCTGCGCAGCACAAGCAAAGTCATGTTTTGATTTTGACCGACGCAGGCAAGTGGACGGGTAACATCGTGGCGTTGCCAAACAACCGCGTTCGGGTTACAAGCCCCGCGTTTTGGCAAACAGGCGAGGGTGCCCCTGACTTTAGGCCAAGCCAGTGGACGCATTGTGCGGAGCAGGACGACTCGTACATGGACGCACAAGCAACATTTGACAACCTGTACAGCAAATGACCACTTCTGGCACCACCACATTCAACCTGTCGATTGACGACTTGGTTGAGGAGGCGTTTGAACGCTGCGGCATGCGCCCGACCAGCGGGTACCAACTTGCCTCGGCGCGTCGCTCGCTCAACCTGCTGTTCCTTGATTGGGCCAATCGTGGGCTGAACCTGTGGACCATTGAAGAGGCCACGTTTGCGCTGACCGCAGGGGTCAACGAGATTTCGCTGCCAACAGATGTGGTGAACGTGCTTGAGGCGGTCATTCGTCAAAACAACCAAGGCATCAACACGGACGTCTACATTGAGCGAATCAGTCGAGAGGACTGGCTCAACGTGCCGGACAAGACCACGCAGGCCCGTCCTGCGCAGTTTTATGTTGAGCGGACCAATGTCCCCAAGGTATATTTCTATCCCGCAGCAGACCAGAACTACACCTTCGTGTATTACCGCATTCGCCGCATCCAAGACGCTGGGGACTACACCAACACCTCGGACGTGAATTTCCGCTTTCTACCGTGCTTGGCCTCGGGCTTGGCATATCACTTGTCGTTAAAGTTTGCCGCTGACCGTGCAAGCGCGTTGAAAGCGCTTTACGAAGAGGATTTCCAGCGCGCGGCGCTTGAAGACCGCGACACGGCTAGCGTGCAATTCGTACCGGACTTGGGGGTATGACATGGCCTTCGCATCCGGCAAGTTCTCCAACGCGTTGTGCGACTACTGTGGCCAGCGGTACAAGTACAACACCCTGCGCAAAAACTGGCGGGGGTTTATGGTGTGCCCGGATGACTACGAGCCTAAAGAGCCTCAGCTTGAGCCGCTTCGCTACCGGGGTGATGCGATCGCGCTGCGCGATCCGCGTCCCGACCGAATTGAGCCGGTGTCGGTCTTCGTGGGCGCCCCAGGCTTCACGGCGTTTCAAAGCTACGGCAGCGTCCAAGGCGGCACTAACATGCAGCCATATCTGCAGGGCCAAGCGCTCATCGCGCAGGGCGCTATCGGAACAGTGACAGTGAGCACCTCATGACCTACGACGAACTTGTCACCAACATCCGCAACTACACCGAGGTGGGCAACAACGTCTTCACCGAGCCGGTGATCAACACCTTCATTACGTTGGCAGAGAACCAGATTCTTCGCGAGATTGACTTGGACGTGTTCAAGCTTGAGGCCACGGGCACGATGACTCAAGGCAACAAGTTTTTGGCCGCACCGACCGATCTGCTCACGCACCGTTACATGATCCTAACCCCGGTCAGTGGTGACCAGTTGTTCTTGGACTTCCGGGACACCTCCTTCATGAAGGAGTATTGGGACAACGGGTCGGTGCAGGGCACCCCAAAATACTATTCGGTATGGAACCAGAACACGTTCTACATTGCGCCCACACCAAACCAAAACTACAGCGTAGAGCTGGGCTACATTTACCGCCCAGCGCAGCTGTCTTCGACCAATACGACGACTTGGATTAGCAACAATGCACCTGAGGCGCTGTTGTATGCATGCCTGATCCAAGCTTACAGCTACACCAAGGGACCTACTGAGATGATGCAGTATTTCCGTTCAGCATACAAAGAAGCTATTCAAGGCTTGGGTACTGAGCAGCAGGGCCGCCGTCGCCGTGACGAGTACCGTGACGGTATGCTTCGTATTCCCCTTAAATCGGATTCACCAGGCCCATGATTACCGTATCCGCCCCTGTTTTGGTTGGCAGCGTCTTTGTCGAGACCACGCATGCGCGTGGTTGGAACGTCGAAGAGCTGGCCGCACGCGCCGCTGACAAGATTATTTTTGTCGGCGACCAGTCCCATCCCGCTGTGCAGGCGCAAGCCCGTGCATTTAAGGAAAGCGTCAAGCATGTGGTGGCGTTTTATTTGAAGGAGGCGGTCGAACAGGACCGTTCCACGATCGCCATGCGCTTGCGCGAGGCGGGACACCCTGATTTGGTTTATTTGTTAGGAGATTAAAAATGGCGTTTACAGGAAACTTCATGAGCACCAGCTTTAAGGTTGAGCTGATGCAAGCCGTGCACAACTTTACCACTGGCACGGGTAATACCTTTAAGCTGGCCTTGTACGACAACAGCGCGTCCTTTACCGCCGCGACCACGGCGTACACGGTCACCAACGAGGTAGCGAACTCCGGTTCGTACGCGGCTGGCGGCGGCACGTTAACCAACGTCACACCCACGTCTACGGGCACGACCGCGTTCACAGACTTTGCGGACTTGTCGTTTACCAGTGCGACCATCACCGCCTTTGGCGCCTTGATTTACAACGACACGGCGGCCGGTAATCCAGCGGTTTGCGTTTTGGACTTTGGCGGTGCAAAGACCTCGACCAGCGGTACTTTTACCATCATCTTTCCAACTGCCGACGCAAGCAATGCCATCATTCGCATTGCTTGATAAGGGGCGCGCGTGGCTGATGTCGTTGTTGCCTTTGAAGGCTGGAATGCCTCTGGCGTAGGCTGGGGCGAACAGCCTTGGGGAGAGGGCGTTCTCGACATCAAAGCCACGGGAAATGTAGGCTCTGTGCAGGTGACCGCTGATGCGGTCGTTTTACTTTCCGGGGTAGGCGCAACGGCCTTTTTGGGTGCGGTTACCGTCACGGCCAATGCTAATGCCAGCGTTACGGGAGTAAGCGCCACGGGCCAAGTTGGCCAAATTACCATGACAGGTGATGCCAGTGTCACGCTTACGGGCGTAGAGGGCACGATGGCCGTGGGCCTTGTGACGGTAGCCGCCAACGCGGATGTGTTTGTCACG